CTGCCGGGTGTGTCAATTTCGCCCAAGCCTGTGTTTTCAGCATCCTGCCATTGAGTTGTTGGATCATAAGTAGCCCATGTCAAAGCTGCTGGCACTTCATTCCATGAATTGACCAACAAATCTGTGAGGATTGTAAGAATCTGATCTCCATCAAAATCCTGTGTCAGCACGCCATCGGTCAAGGCTTTTGGCAATCTGGCCAAAGCTCCCACAGCTGTAATTCTGACAGATTGGTTAATTCCGACCGCACCCGATGCAGCTATGCCAATGCCTAAATCAACGACTGTGCCGCCAAAGATTGGCACAAATGTAGCTGTGGAATCTTGCAATTCAATTGTTACAGAATCATTGATTTCAATGTCAATGTTGGATTGATCCAAATTGATTAGCTCAAGGCTCACATATCCGGCATTTGCCTGCTCGTAAATGTTTGTGCGCCCGCTAGTAATGGAAAGATTGGCCAACACATAATTTGTGTATTGAATGCCGCCAATTTTGACTCGCCAAACAGGATTAAAAATGCTCATCAAATGCCAATCAGATTTGATGCACCATTGGTGCCACGATAATAAGAATTATTAAATGCATCAGTAGCTGCACGGGTAAAACCTTCCTCATCAATGATTGATGCAGCATTGACATTGATGACAATTCTTTCAGCTGTTGAAAGCCCACCAGTTGCAGCTGTTCGGGCAGCAGCTGCCGTGGCGCGTGCGACTCTCAATCTTTCAGTCTCGGCCTTCAATTCCTCACGCCTTAAAATGGCAGCTTGCATGGCTGGTGAATAGGCAGCAAGCGGTGCGCCTGTAAATGTAGGCGAATCGGCTGTTGGCATAAATGTTGTGCCTCCAGTAGTAAATCCACCACTTGTATCGCCTGCAAAATTTGGATCAAATTCTCCGGTGCCGGCCCGCAATCCTTTTGAATCATCTCCACCACCAAAGAATCTAGTGACTGGATTATCTTTAACAAAATTCACAAATTCTTTCATCTTTGTGACTGTGGATGTAATAAAACCAACAAGCTTTGAAAAACCTGTTACAAGCCCGCCAACTAGTGTGCCAATTACTTCAAGAGCTACTTTAAAAGTACCGCCCAAAAGTGGAGCCAGGTACTTCTTAATGAAATCCCACACTTTAGCGAGCGCATCATAAAACGGCTGCAATTCAGCTGAATTTTGTGAAAGTGCTGTTTTGATTTTATCGAATGCAGATTTTAGTCCAGCAAGGATTGGGCCAACAACTGAGCCAATGGCCGGGATAATTTCTTCATATAAGAATCTCCACCATGTGGTCAAGATTGGCAGTAGATCATCGCGGATTACTTTAAAAATGGCAGCAAATGCTGGTCCCAATGTTTTGCCTAAATTGTTTGCAAAATCAGTAATTGCTGGAATGCCTTTATTTACAAAGCTGCTTATTAATGGTGTGATGGCATCAAGCACATATGATCCAACAGTTTCTTTAGCTTCATCAAATGCCACATTTAATCTCAGCATTTTGCCTGCAAATGTGTCGGCTTGCGTTGCTGCTTGACCTTCAAAGGTTTTTGCCAAAGCAGCTGTGGCAGCATCAAAATCTTTCGATTTAATAATGCTTGCATCAATGCCAGCACCCAATTTGCCCAATGCGGTAAAATTGCCTTCTTGAGCCTTGGCTAATGCGTTTGTTGCAGCCTGCAATGAAATTGTGCCACTTGCTGAAACATCCAATGCCAATGATTGCAATTTTTGAGCTGCGCTAATGTCTTTTGTGGCACGCAAAAGCCGATCAAAACTTGGCCTCAATTCATCATCAGTTTTGCCTGTAAGCAATGATGTTTTTGTTATTTGATCTTCGACAGCTTTGATTTGAGCATTGGTTGCGCCGGTTACATTCTTAAGAGTTGTGGCCAATGCAGCTTGTGCAGCTTCATCAGCAATGGCAGATTTCACGCCATCAACAAGCAATTTGCCAGCATATGCGGCAGCTGCGGCACCAGCTGCGGCAAATGCCAATCCAGCCTTTTTACTAAAATTGCCAATTTTATCGCCAAAACCTTGCACCTCTGTTGAGCCGGTGCTAAGACTTTTTTTGAGCTGATCTACATCACCCAGAATAGAGAGCTTGAGCGTTCTACTTTGTCCGGCCATCACCACTCCTTCAAAATCTTAGTAAATGCAGCTTCCCATTGAGCAATAATGTGAGGTTGCTCAGCTCTCAAGGTTGGATAAATAAAGTATCCTCTTGAGCCGCGACCTTCACGGCCTGACCACACCGGAAATTGCTTGAATTTATTTGAGCCAAATTCGTAACCGCCCCAAAGCTGTTGGGTTGTACCTCCACCGCTAAATTTTTGAGATACAAAGCCAAATGATAATTCGCCAATCTTTGATGATTTGCTTACACGCGATCCATCAGCAACACGGCTGGCCGCTTTATTTGGTCGGCCACCAGCTGCACTTTTAATTTTTGATTGCACATAAGTGGCCAACCCATTTGATACGCCTTTGGCTTGTTGCACAGCTCTTTCATCCATGGCTTTAAAAGCCTTAAGAATTCCGCGCAATTCATTCTTGTCGTATGTAATCGCCTCAGTCGCCATTTCGTATCCTTAAAATCTCAAAAACAGTTAAAACATCTTCGGCCGTTTGAAACTCTGATCGTGACAATCCCGTGGTGATTGCTAATTCCCAAAGAATCCGGTTTATTGATCCGGATTCGTAACTTTTGGGTTTTCGGTTTCTCCCATGCTGATGTCAGTCACAGTTTCGCACCACACTTCAAATGGCTTGACAGGCTTGCCAGCTGCCTCGCGCTTGCTTGCGTGATACGCCAAAAACATCAAATCTGCAATGCCTAATTTCTCAGACACTTGTTGAATCGTGTTTCCGGTTTTTTGTTCCCATTTCATCCATTCCGGTGGGAGCGCGGTATATGTCGCGCTATCCCCCGAAACAAACTCTATTGTGATTGGTAATTTCATGCTCCCGATCTCCTTTTTATAGTGTTGGTGTGGTCACACAGGTAAATGCTAGTGAGACAGTTTGTGCATCTGGTGCTGTGCCTCCAGCTGATGGGAAAATTGGCTGCACATCAAAATTGAATGTTGATCCTGATGCAGCTGTAAAAACAACCGCCAATGGTGTGTTTGGTGCTGTGTCTGCCGCTGTCCAAAGCGCGTTGCACAATGATCCACCAGCTGGCCAGTCGGCAAGCATTTCAACAGCAAATGATCCTTGCGAATCCGTGGTGAAATAAGCTTTTCCATCAAGTGTTTGATATGTATTGATTGTAGAATCAATAGTAAGTGTTGCTGAAGTGGCCTGAGCATCATAAGTATCACCAGCAATGGTGAAAGTGATGTCTCTGCCGGTGACGATTGTTGTTGGCATGATTTCTCCTTAGTTGGTGTAATAGGTGCTGACTTGTAAATCGGCAGTTAGGTATTTACCTGCACCGACTTCCAATGGTTGTGGTTGATTGACATTGCCAACTTCATAACCTGATGGCATTGTGCTGATGATGTCAATCATGAGTTGTTCAAGGTTGTCCAAAGCTGCTGCATTGTTCATATATGCAACAACACCTGTGACAGTTAAATTGACTTTAACTTTTGTGGTTGCGCCATTAATTAAAACGCTTTCAAGATAAGGTGCGTCCGGGATTAAACAAATGCTTGGAGATGTCATTGCCTCTGGGATGCCGTTATAGACATTGGCTGCAATCGTTGAAAGTGCAAGCTGCAATGGTGTGCGGATGTCAGCTTCAATGGTCATTGGCACATTGCCTCGACATCCAAAAATGGGCCTAATAAGCCAACGACTCTATTTGTCAAGCTGCGACCAAGCACAAATGGTGATGGCTGAAAATTGTCTGCCATGATTTGATTGCCGGGAGCTGTAATACTCTGGAAAATTTCAACCGAAACGACCAAAATTGCGTTTTCAATTGGCGGTGTGCTGGCATAAAGCTGTGCAGCTGATGATCCGCTCAATGTAGCCAATGCGCTTGGAATAAATGGCAATGGGTAAGTGCGATCTGCGGCAGCTGTGGCAGCTGTAAATGTAAATGGCTCAATACGATCATCGGTGACTGTGTAAGTGCCATTGTATGTTCCGGCCCCGGTAACAATGACAGATTGCCCCGGCACAAAATAATTCGGCCGGATAGTTGTGAAATAAATGACGGCATTATCCACATTGGCAAATGTCACCGATGATTGGTATTGCGTAAGTAAAGGCAAAATCGTTTGCTCAGCTGAATCAATGAATGAATCAAGCTGTGC